CTCCAGTTGTACTAACTAATTGTACAAACTCTTTTGCTTGTTGAAAATGGGCTACGGTACACCTAAATTTTCTATCCCCCAAAACAACTTCTATTTCCTGTTCTTCGTCGTTTTCTGGTTGTGAGTACGCATGATGTTCATCCATGATACAACTATCAAAACCAAAAAGTTCAAACTTGCAAAATCCTAACATTCTAAGCAAATGTATTGCTCTAAAAGTAACGGTAGATCCCCCCATTACAGGGTAGTATTGATCGTTATACTTTTCTTTTAACAAATGCTCGTTATCTGTATCTCCCGCGCAATGCCATATATAAGTTTCATTGTTAGAAAGTTTGTCAAAAACACTAGGATGGCATTGAGAAGCAATGAAATATTTGCATTTATCTAATGTTGGCTCAACAAATCTTTTATTAAACTCTCTGCTGTCTAACATAATCATAGCAGAAGGAGAGACTCCTCTGTCAAAACAATATTTGTAAGTCCCATTTAATGCTACAATTGGAACTCCATTGTTTTTCTTTTCTTCTATTATACCAAAAGTGGTACTCAAAGAGGGGCCACCCGCTACTAGACAAACCACTTTATCTGGCTGTGTTTCGTGAGGAATAACTTGGGGAAGATCTCTATTGATGCTAGATTTTATGTTCCTTGTTATATTCTCTGGAGTTTCATTAATAGAGCATTTTATTTCTGAAATAATTTTTTTGTTTTTAACCTCAACAATAGGAGGTTCAGAATATACTCCAATTTGCAGCATGTTAAACACCGAAAATCATTCTAATTTCTAACCCTAAAGTATTTGTTGCAACAGCATCAACATCTATTCTAAGCACATCGGCAGTAGACACAAGATTGTTTGCACTTATAACATTGGGCGTTGCGGCAGTAGAGGAATCTTTTTCGTTTAAATCTATTGTTATGGGAGTTGAAAGAATATCAACCCCATCTGTTAGATTATGTATTTGAACATTTGTTATAGATCCGCCTGTCCCTACTGTATAAACATGCGCTTCTGTAGATTTTAATCTTTTATTATTTAACGAAGATGGTATAGTTATATGAGCAATTCCATTTCCCGTTGCGGGGGCAATAGAATCATTTACGCATTTTACTATTAAAGTTCGCTCAACAAAAGCGCTTATATTGTTTGGTATAATTGATTTTGCTGTTGTTGTAGAGTCATCGTAAAAAAGAATTTTATCCACAGACTCATCTAATGATGTTGCTACGTTTAAATTCGGTATTTTTTCCTGCTTGTTTGTGTCTAAACTTTGTAAATTAGAGTCCATCTCACCGAATGAAAGAGGGCTTCCTTTTGTTTGTCTTAATGTTAATGTAGTTGCCATTAGAATTCTATCCTATATGTAGCGGCTATTCTATCTTCTGAGTATATTAAGTTGTAGCCTCCAGATGTTAGGCCCAACTCATATCCGTTATCACTTGCGTTTAATTTTAGTTTCGGCGCTTCTTTTAACATTGCGAAGAGGGTGGCAACTGCGATCCCAGAAACGACTATTTCCTTTTCGTGGCTTTGATACCACTTTTTCTTTTTTGTCTGGCCCCATTCTAGGGTTTGACAAGATGCTGTTCCTCTTCCGTTTCCTGTTCCAACAACTCCGGGATAGGAGCAAGCAATGTTGCCAAACGATTTTGCTCTCTCTGACGTTCCTCTGAGTTCATACTCAGATACGACAACTGGTTTTCCAAACCTAAGCGCATTTTCAATTTCTTGTCGGAATTGTGCCTCATTAAGATTAAATCCTGTTTGAAGGTATATTATGTCAGCATCCTTAATGTACTCAGCCTTAACCCCCGGCTTTAGATGCACCCCTATTGGCCTATCTGTTTTCTTCCTGAGTTCCCCTATCAGTGTAGATACCTGTGCAGGGCTATAATATTCGTCACACTCAAGACAAACAACGTAATGGCTAACAACGTCATCAACCGCAGAAACAACTTGATTTTGGTAATCAATCTGGTTATCTAAACCTTTTGCATATACATCTGGGCTATCATCGCTTATCATCCATACTACTGGAGCAATACCGTTAGAACGCAAGATGCTAATACGATTGCGCCAACCCTCTCTATCAACGCCGTTAACTCTTCCAAAGTCGTTTGCCGTGCTTCTAGCCATAATGTCAGCGTGGGTATCCCCGCCAATCATCCCTATAACACGGTTTCTCCAATTATCATCTAAGTCGTTTGACAGCCAAGAAAGTGTAGAGTATGGAGATATATACCTTCCTTCTGGCTCCCCTATAAGAAATGTAGATTTAAAGTCTGCGCTAGAGTTTTGTCCAAGCAGGAGTGCCGTCATCAATGTAAACATAAATGCCTTGACCGCTACCCGGATTCCAGTTCGTACCATCTGCATACCTTATATCACCATCCCTCGGTTTCCCCATGTCCTCTCCCCCTTCATCCTTGGGGTCAAAATTAGTTTGCTCAAGTCTAAGCACATCTAAATTAAATATAACATCTGACAGCCTGTTTAACTCATGGAAAAGGTAATCAGATAGTTGATCGTTATTGATTGGCGCGGGGTTAGGAGTCCACCTGTTTACGGACTTTATATTCTTTGATGGTGCGTTAGCCATAATCCCTTGACCCCCTCAATCCTTTCTTCTGTACCTCAAAGGCTAGTCCATGTAACTTCCAGTCAATGTCAGAGTTAGACTCTACTTTGATTGCAAAGTATTTGCCGCTGACCCTGCAAGAAACTTTAGACTGAGAATTAGGATTAAAGGCTATTGGCCCTTCCCATGTGATACCCTCTTCTGTACTCATCTGCCTGCCAATGTAAATATTTATTGTGTTGTCACCGCTTACTTCTATCTGAGGGTATACAGCAGATACAAACTTGACAGACTGTGGGTCACCTAAATCGTAACCACTCCTTTCAACATAGGCAAGCATTGTTTCATCATCTTTTTTATTGCCCTTGCTGTCTCTAAATATTTTAGTATTAGTAACATCCGCAAACACAATGTTCTTGATTACATTGTCGTAGTTAGTAGCGCCCCAAGGGTCTGAGTCAGCATCCCATGTTCCTGATGCGGCATCCCATGTAGCGCCTGCTGTGATTGCTACAATTCCCGAACTAATATGAGAGGTGCTAGGAAGATCGCGGAATGAAAAAGTATTATCCTTCCAGTTCCATATTACGGCTCTGTTTACTACAGCAGATGATCCTGATGGATAGCAGGCCATCATCTCATTTCTAACGTAGTCTGCGGCAACAAAACATTTCTGATAGTTATCGCCATTCAACTCATCAAACACTGTTCTACGCAGTTTGTTAGACAACATGGGAGTTACAGTCTGACCATTACATACATAGAAGTCAGAGTTCCCCATAAAGAAATGCCCACCCTCAAACTCTGCTACTGCTTCTTTAGCAAGAAGCCCAATAGTGGGGGATAAAAGTTTAAACGAAAAGATATATGGAGTACCCACATAGTTCATAATGTAAATACTGTCATCTTTGTATATCAAAAAAGAATCGCCTAGTGGCAATCCATCTATAATATTTCCCGGTGTATCTGAAAGTTCGTATTCACCGGCATCAAGTGTAGCGTCAGTTTCATCCCATGTAACTGGCTGGTTTCCAAACGAGGCTTCTGTACTCCACTTAACAAGTCTTGGTTCTTCGTTAGTTCTTACCCAATTAAGACCAATAAGAAAAGTTCTAAAGGATCTAATAACTTTACACTTGTTTCCTATTGGAAAATTTCTTAGCCTAACAAATGGTACTGTTAGTTGTGGTATTCCACCACTATCTAAAGGCCATGTCTGTGGCACATCATGCCCATTTGTAGCAACAATAACACCATTTAGATTAGTAGCAGTCCAGCGCCTATCAGTGGTATTAGCGTTATAATTGCTGTCTCCCGTGGCTGTAGTGCCAATAGGAACAACAGGATAGGCGGTTGTATGCGGGGCCGCAGTAGTTGAGTTAGCGGCTCTGCTACATCCAGTTAAATCATTGCTGGATTTGCCAGAGTATGTTATTTCCTCATATCCATTAGAACTTCCATTTGCTATTGCTTGCGTTCCCATAGCGATTGTTCCGCTTGTTGGAAAAGCACTGGCATCTGACAAAGTAATTGTAGTAACACTATTGTCTATATTTCCGCTTAATGTTCCTGTAGCCTGTCTGGTTACATCAGTCCATATAGAACCATTCCAAACGGCAATTTTTCCTGCGTTAGATGGGTCAGGATCACTTGTTCCGTAAGCAATCCAATAATATGTTCCTGCAATTGTAAGATATGGATGAATATAGTAAGGGGCGAATGGGCAAGTAGCAAACACCTCTTGGTATCCAGCGACTTTTTTTACGCCGTTATCCAAAAGTCTTATATTGTTTCCGTCAGACCATGCGTTAGGAGGGAGGTTATAAGGAGGGGTATCCTTTATAATTCCTATCTGGCCTAAGTTTTCTATAGGGACTAGAGCCATTATTCAGGTGGGGTAGGCCAAGTAATGTTAAAGGGATCAGGCTGGTTGCTTATGTCTCTTAAAGCCTGACGATACACTTCCCATTGTTCTCTTTTAGAATCAGACATAGGAACGTCAGTTAGAACAGTCCAGTCGCAAGCGACAAGTTTACCCTTTCGCTCTGCTTTGACTACATTCCATTGCTCCGGGTCTTGCCCCGCCTGCACTGTTGCCCATGATGGTTTTTTTGCAGGGTCATTGTATACAACATTACTGTTGTAGTCCGACTCATTTTCTACTGATCCGTATATACCAAAGCCCTCATTCGGAACTGCGGCCCAAAGAATGTTGCTAAGTGTTACGTTGTTCATTCTTCAATCTCCCAAACCATCATTGTGCCGTTACGAAAAGTAGTTCCTCCCGCGCTGGCCTGCGGTTGTTTAGACCAAATATCAAACGTGTAGGTTGTACCAGAGTCAGGCGTAGGTCTGTTCCCGCTTGTTACTTTCCAAATTCTAGAAAATCCAAATCCATACTCTTCGGTAGACAATCCAGCATCAACTTTTGATTTAATATTTCCTACAATAATGTTATCTGTTGTTCCAGTAATCAGAGTACCGGAAGTATTTGCTAACTTTATGTGTGTGTATTGATGGTCACTGCCACCATCCCAAGATGAAAAAATGTCATTACCTCCATTTACTTGAACATATAAAGTAGAGGAAGAAGATACACAGGTATGCGTAATTGACCACCCTATATCAACATAACTATCCGATCTAAAAGTAGAGGTTGTTGATAGTATTGAGTGAGTAGTTTTTAGAAGTCTGCTTCCCTCTGAGGCAAGTAAAGTTATCCAACCGCTGTCTCCTTCATTCCTGATCTTGATTAGATTGTTTGTAGTGTCAAACCAAATCAATCCTGCTGTAGTTGGGCTAGGTGCTGAAGCAGAAGTGTGTACACCATTAATAGCCTCATCAGCATTAGGCAAAGTATTCTTTAATACCGTTTTAATAAGACGAAGATGATCGTCGCCCTGACTTATGGAGTCAGAGCCACTGGGGTTTGTGTTCACCAAACCACTAATAAATGTTGCGCTTTCTAGTGCCATTATATGTACCTAACGTGATAAGGATCAACCAC